AATACTCTGTATCTTGCGTACTCAGGTTCAAATAGACAGGCCAGCTTCTCAGGAAACTGGACCTTTGAGATTATCTGATTAAGGCTTTCACTCACCTGGTCGAACAAAAGTTACTTGGATGCCAGTAATGGCTGTTCCATCAGGGTTTTCAATAGAAGTGGCTTGAAGGGCTTTTCCATCAATTCTGTCCATAATCTCTTTCACAGCCCACGCTTCACCTTCTTGCGCTGCATCTACAAGCTTGTTAGCGATGGCTCTGAGCTTTTTAGCATCCTCTTGCACAAGAACCTTCCTCAGTTCCCCATAAAAGAGCTTGCCCTTCTTGGCATTGTCATTGCCCTTTGGAGCTCCGCCTTTGTCAATTGTTGTATCAACTTGTAGTGTCATGATTTTTCTGCCTATTTTTTAAGCACATTGCTCAATTATTAAGCACATTTTATTACTCATTTTCCATACTGTCACTATTGGCTTCAGCTTCATTCACGCCATCAACAAATTGAGGGCTGTTAATCATATTGGTATATTGATCTTGTAGCTCTTGTGGCACTCCTGGCTGATATACGATTGCGCTTACATCAGCTTGGAGTTGCTGCTCATCCTGTGGAGTAGGATAAGGAACGTAGATATTAGGGCTGGTCATTAGCTGGCTCCGCCTCTTTAGCTGGTTCTTCAGCTTTTTGTACCTGTGGCAAAGCTTGACCATGCAATTTAGCAATAAGTTGGCCTACTTCAGCATAAATGCCATTTCCTAAGTGTTTAAGAATAGTATTGATTTCTTCAAGTGCTAGTTCTAATTTAATCATTTTTTAGCCTTTGCTGGTTTTTTGGCGGCTTCACGCTTTACTGCATAGGCGATTGCCACAGCTTGCTTAACTGGTTTTGTTTTAGCTTCAGTTTTAATATTGGCTTCAAAAGCCTTTTTGCTGGTGCTTTTTTTGAGAGGCATGGTTTTGCTCCTAGTTGTAGCCTTTTTTAAGGCTGGTTTAACTTTAACTACTGGTTCTTTTGCAAAATCTGACCATGACTTCATAAGCTCATCTGCGGTCATAGATTTATTGGATGCCAAAGCTCTTTTTTGCATTTCTTTAACCTCAGGAGGGTAAACAAACTTTTGTTTAAACCATTCTGCCACTTTTTTAAGCATTTTCAGCCTCCACAAAGCAAACATCCTGCCAACTCATAACAAGATATTTTTGCCCATCTTCTTCATATTTAAAGTATTTAAGATATTCTTCGCCTAAATCATCGTTCATAGTGCCAAAACGGATTCTTGCGCCTACTTCGATGGGCATATCTTCCCTGCGGCCATTAGGAAGCTTTTTGCCAGGCCCTACAGCTATGACAGTTCCCATGTTTTCTACTTCTTTGTTATTAACGATGATTACGCTGGAAAGCTGACGAACATCAGGTTTCACAACGATTTTGTCTGCCATTGGCTTTAATTTCATGATTTTTTAGGCCTTCCTCTTTGTTTTTTAGGCTCGGAGATCAATACTGGCTCAGTCATGGCTTTTACTAAAGCATCTAAGGACAAACTTTCTTCAGAAAGCACAAATTCCCCACACCAGCTATTGGATGAGGTATTTATAGAACTAGGGTACCTGTGACAAAGCCCCATGCTTCTATCGCCTAAAGAAAAAAATCGACAAGAATTACAACATTCTTTATCGTTTAATACAGCCATCTAGTTCTCCGATTACTAGGTTGGTTAGAGAACCTCTATTCGCCTTCACGTATAGAGGTTTTCGTTTTATTAGTTCTTCTTTTCGTACTTATCTTCCATAGCGTATGTAGTACGCTTATGGTCATAGCAGATGCCAGCAGTACGGCCTGTGTTGAACTGGTGATCTGCACCAATTGCATCTTCTTTGCCCATAGCTACGCCGCCACGATGCGATTTTTCCATACGTTCGCCTGACATATCTGCTTTACCAGCAGATTTAGGCACTACTACGCCTTTTGCTGGAATACCAGCAGTTGAATTTGGGTTTGATGTTTTGCCCATTGCCATAATTAAATCCTTTTAGCTAAAAAGTCTGCAAAATTGCAGTTCTTTAATTTTAGGTTGATTCTAAGCCATGTCAAGCATTTTAATTAGCCTAATTGCGGCATCAACGGAATCAATTCTGCTAACTGGGCCGCCTCTCCAACTTTCCATAAATTTAATTTGAGGTTCAGTAAAAGTGCCTTTAGGAGCTTTTACTTCAACAAGAACAGATTTACCACGATACCCAATGAGTAAATCAGGACAGCCCCTGCCAACTGTAGACAAATTGAGAACACTTGCTCCCAATGCAATAAAGGTATGCACAATGGTTTTTTGATTTTCATCAACTCTTTTCTTGTAATAAGTCATTTAATGTTTTCTTCTGCCATGTGACAAAAAATGCCACATTCAATAGATTTTTCACTCGGATAATCTCCAGCATTAACAGGCAATTCTGTCAGCCATATTCTTTCGCCTTTATGTTTTAAGATTTTAGCCCCTATTTTTTGTTCAATTTGCGCCATTTTTTCAAATTGAATAGGAAAATCGTGACGAATTTTATTCCAATATCCAAGACCACCTTTTACGCAACCAATGCAATTATTGTTTTGGTAGCCTAATTTATACATTGCTGGCAACTCTATTCCAGCCCTATCTATTATGGCAAGGCAATCTTCCTTTTTTAAGCCTTTATCTATAAGAATAGACCATAAATTTACATCATTATTTGCATCTATAAATCTATCTACACGATCCTGTTCTTCAACTGTATATCCAAAAACCTGTATATCTGATGGTTTTTCAAATGCTTTTCTAACATCTTTTTTTAAATGAACTGTGCATGGTGCGCCACCAATTCCAACTATGTATTTACGCTTTTCAAATACTTCATAAATACTTCCATTATATTTATCGTTTTTTATGATTTTTATTGGCTGTCCAAACCATTTTTCACAATCTTGCATAAATCGAATATTGTCAGGATGTTCTTCTTGAATATGACAATAAACAACTTCTACAGGAATTTTGCTTTCAGAAATAGCCAGTTTTGTAGCTACGGCACTTGCCGCACCGCAAGAAAACCATGAAACAACTCTGTTATTCATTTAGCAACTCATTTGTCATTTCTACAAGCTGTTCAGGACTCACGCCCCAATATTTTTGAAATCCTTTAGCCCCAAGCGAGTGATAACTGGAATCTCCAAGACGATGGTGGTAAGCGCATAAGGGGACCGCAGGACTAAGGGAACGCTTGCCTCCATACCTTCTAATGTGATGGATTTCCACTTCGGTGTCGGTTTCGGTAATTCCTTTGCACCTGCACAATATGCAGCCCAATCGTGCCAATTTTGCATAATGTTTTCTTTCCGCCTCAGTCATCTAGCCAATCTTTTTCTTTCTTATCTTGAATTTTAATCAATAAATCTGTATCAATAATTACACAAGGGGAAACATCTTGCCAGTCATTTCTATCTGCTCTACCTCTAACTAATACGCCATTATGTTCAAAAGTAGTTGTTTTAAGGTAATAAAGGCCATCCGTTGTTTCTAATACAAAAAAAACTGGTAATTTACTTGTTTCCGATAATTGCTTTGCAGAATTCCATTTTCCGATATCGACTAACCAGCCACCATATTCTTTTATTTTTTCTATAGGTAAATTTCTTGTTCTCATTTCACAAAAACCTACTGCAACCTGGTTTCTGTGCATTACAAAGTCCAAATAGTAACGAATTGGTAGTTTAGTAAGCTCACATTTCCATTTTTGCTCAATAAAATCGGCTATTTTTCGTTCATTAGCTAATAATTCTTCTGTTTCATACATAGGCCTAGTCATGCGCTATATCTTCCAATTTGAGGGTATTTTCTACAAGAGCATTGGCTATTTTTATGGCACTTTCTTTATCTTGAACAATCATGGCCTTGTAATAAGCTTCCAAAAGGTTTTTGGCATTTAAATATGGTTGGCTAAAGTCTTTCATTACATATTTCCTTGTCTGCGGTTAGAAGATAAAGTGCGCCAAATATCAATGATCCGCATTTCATGATTGCGCTGATTGTCTAATTTTTTAAAGTTTTCAAAAGCATTGGCCCAAGCTTTGACTGCTTCAGCGTATTTATCGCTTGATAGAGCCTTTGCTTCTCTTTCTGCTACTGTGCCTTCAGCCAATAAAAAAGAATGGCTCTTAGCCTGTTTTAAGCCTTCCTCAAGGTATTTAACCTGACCCATCCAAGCGGCATGACTTTCATCGGTGCTGGAAAGCTTAATTAAGGCTTCTTCAACTCGGTTTTCTGTTAATTGCTCAAGGTTCATCTCTCTTGTGCCTTTCTTAGTATTGCTCTAGCAAAATCTTCCATGTAAAGTTCGCCAACACCATTCTTTTTCCAAGCATGGCAAACACTATCGGCACATTCTTTTATTTCGTCTTCGGTTAATGTTTTATTTTTTAACAATTCTATTTCAGATTGTTGTTGATAATATTCCTCTGCAATCAATTCCCTTGCACAAAACCCATTTGCAGTTGGCGAAAGCGTTGCGTAAACATGATATTTGTTTGATGGGTTCATTACTTCTTTAAGTTTTTTGTTAAACAATTTATCCCACAATTTATTTTCACTCATTTCTCTTGTGCCTTTCTTAAATGCTGGCTTTGCCAAACAAAACATATTTAATAGGAAAAATAATTAAGCGAATCAATCTACCAAATACAGATAAACCGCCTGATGTATCAAATTCAATCGTATATTCTTTAATTACGGGCTTCATTTCTCTTGTGCCTTTCTTAGTATTGCTCTAGCAAACCCAACATCAAGCGTTGTCCAATCTCTTTTCCAAAAATCTTCGGTAATCTGCCATATTTCCTCATCTGTTAGTGTCTTTGGTTTATAAGATTCATTTAATTGGTCATTCCAAAATCTAATAACTTCTGTTTCACTATTAGGCAAAAATACATCAACGAAACAGCTATCTTTACCCCAATATGCTTTGCAATATTCATCTGTTAGGTCTGCTGGATGGGTGTAGAGTGGGATGTCATCCCAACTTTCTTTTTCGCTAGTGACTGTTGTTTCAGTAAAACCAAACTGCAATTCATTTTTACCAATCCACGCTACTATTTCATTGTTCATTTCCATTCTCCGTATTGATTGGCCCTGTTATTTTTAAGCCATTGTTCTTCAAAATCACGCATTAATTTCCAGCTAAAATTGCTTTTTTTCACATACTCCCTGAACGATTTGAGGCCCATCTGTTTGCGGTAAATAATCAATTGGCGCACAGCACATTGATGGCGGTACTTTTCTTCATTCATTAAAAAGGAGCTATATCAAATTTAAAAATAGGCTTATTTACCTTTTTAGCCACAATCTTCCAATCAGGCCGCATAGATACCAGGTATTGAGCTTCAGATTTGCTTTTTACCCTGCGAATAAGCCCCAATTCGTCATAAATGTAATAAATCATGCTGCTTTCCTTTTTTCACGCTGGGCCACGATATAAGCTCTCATTTCGTAATAACTGTTAAACCTGGATTTCGCAGGATCTCCACATTCAGCCCTATAAGCTGCTTCAATCTGTTGGTCATTACCTAAAGGCAATTCTTTGTTTTCAGGTGCTTGAGCTATAACAACTTCATCCAGCCAATGCTGCCCTTTCAACCAGCGTTCAGGGTCTTTCCTAAACTTGTTGTCAGGTTTAGCCGCTGAATCAGCTAAAGCTTTAGAAACTATGATTTTGACCAATTCTTCATCAGGTTTGATTTTTTGCCATTGCTTTAAAGAATTAGGTTTTCCTACTTTTTTGTTATAAGCATTCCAAAATAAATCAAAGCCTTCAGGCGTAATATGTTTTTTAATGGTTCTTGGTTCTTGGTTCTTGGTTTGCATTAGGGAGTGATTAGGTAGGGTAATAGGGGGGCTATCGCTACCCTTATGCCAACGCAATGCCGCGCCTTTTCTGCCCCCATCCTTCATAGCTTGATACTTGGCTATTTCAGCATCTGCTCTTTTGTTATGCCAGGCGTTATCCTCATAAACAAAAAATTCATGCAATAAATTGCCTACAATTTCAAAGCTTGAACGCACTTTTCGAGCCAATTTAGCTGTATCTGTAAATGGTTCTTCAGTTTGATAATAAAGGTCAATCATTCGCCTATAGGCCAAATCTTCTTCATCAGTAAGATGGCTGGTATGGCTTAAATAATCGCCGATGTGAAATGGGTAAAAATTCATCACTTAATCCTTTTTAAACAAGTCAGGTCTTAACATTTCTCTGGTCAATTTGTAATTTGTAAGTTCTTCAATTTGCTTCAAATATTTAAAAGGAATATTGCTCTGGCCCCATAGATATATGGTGTTTGGCTTTATATCCAGCTTTTCTGCCAGGTCCTTTAAAGAACCAAATTCAATCTTTAATAAGTCCATCGGATTCATACATTTCCTTTCTAAGTTTTAAGCACTATACCATGAATCTTTGAAAAACATCAAAAAAGTGTTGTATTAGGGAAACTCCCTATAAAAAAAGTGTTGCAATCTGTTTTTTTCGTGTATAGTTACACCTATGCAGTAAATTTTATTAACTAGTGATGAAGGGAAATAAAAATGAAATTCCAAATTAATTACAAAGACAAACAACTCAAATATCGTGCAAACGATTGGCAATCTTTTGAATCAGAAGCATGGGACATTTATGTTTGGGTTCTTGACCATCCTGAACAAGAATCTGCATATCAATTTGTTGTTGATGGAAAAATTGTTTCACTTGGCGATGCACAAAAAGCCGCAAAAACTGCTCGCAAAGAATGGGAAGCTAAAAGAGCTACAACTCATAAACAAATTACTAAACGCAAACAGGGAACTCAAGGTAATTTTAAAAATAACTTTGAAACTGTTTGGGTTAAAGTTTGGTAGTATTTTTTAATAATTGATGAAGGAGTAAGTGATGACAATTAAAAAAGTTAGCCTAAAAGAAAAAGTACCTAGCCATGCAGAAATAGCTTGTTACGAAATGTTTGACCAAATTGATGAGGTCTTTAGTTCTTTAGTAGTTTTGAAGAATTTTTTAGATTCTCCTGATTACAACAAATACCACGCAAAACACATGATTGATGGCCTGGTACGCCAGCTTATCAACAATCAATCAGACATGATGAATCAAGCTCAACTTGAATATTAAGGAGTAAGTGATGAAACGAATAATTATTGACACAGTAGGCGTAATTCTTCTAGGTGTATTATTAGCCGCTATTTTTGTAGGAGGCATCTAATCATGGGTATGAGCCGCCACGATGCTTATTACGAACCTGATGATTACGATGATCGTTCAGATGAAATTGAATCTCGCACTTGGGAACTTATGAAAGTTGGTGCGGAATACGATTACAAAACTTCAGGCGCAATATCTGAGGCTTTAGGCGATATGGGTATAGATGATGCCAAAGCTTTGCAAGATGTTATTGATTCAGGCAACTATGAAGCTTTAGGCCGCAAAGTAATCAGCATGGCCTGTGATTACATGGAACGCTTTGCAAAAGATTGCGCTGAAAACGAAATTAACGACTAAGGAAAAAGTGATGACAGAAAGTGAATTTTTAACATTAAAAAATGCTTATGATGCTGGTTTTAATACGGCTTTAAGCATGATGCTTGGATTTGAAGCAAACCTAATTAAACCTAAAGAATTTGTAAATATGGTTATTGGCAAAGAAAGTTTAATTGGCAAACCAGTAGTATTTTCAATGTGGCCCAATAAGGAATAAGTGATGACTATGAAAACATTTAACGAATTACGCACAATCAATGTAAACGAACATATTGAAGTCAAGGGTAAATTTAAGTATTTAAGTTGGACATGGGCCGTAGACCAGCTTTTACAGAATGATCCTACAGCTACCTGGAAATTTAATGATCCTGTTTATTTTGCAGAAAGCTTAATGGTATTTTGCACAGTAACAGCTTTTGGCAAATCTATGACTTGTCAGATGCCAGTTATAGATTCTCGGAACAAAGCTATACCTAATCCAAACGCTATGGATGTAAATACAGCAATGATGCGTTGCCTTACAAAGTGTATCAGCCTGTTTGGTATTGGGCTATACATTTATGCTGGTGAAGATTTGCCTACAGAAGAACCAGTTGATCTTAGAGAACAAGCCGATATTTGGTGTTTGGCTATTGATAAAGCGGAGAATATTGATGAACTCAAAACAATCTATGGTAATGCCTATCACCAGTTGTCAAAAGATAAGTCAGCAGTCGCTAAAATTTCCGCCGCCAAAGATGCCAAAAAAACCCAATTGGGAAGCTAAAGCTTTATTTGATTCAATACTTAGAAAAGAAAAAAAGGCTAGAAGATGAAAGAATTTCCAACATATTTTACAAGCGAACACGCTTTAAGCATGACATTGCGTGATTACTTTGCCGCAAAAGCTATGCCATTAGCTTACCAATTTTGGTCTAAAGATTATTACGAATTAAATCCTGAGGAAGAAGATATTAAAACTGGATTTTTTAAAGATATGACTCTTATTGCGGAAACATCTTATGAAATGGCTGATGCCATGTTAAAAGCTAGGAATGAAAAATTATGACTACATTTATAACAGAAGATAGGCTGGCTGTTTACAAAGACCTAGAACAAGGCACACAGGAATGGCTAAAAGTGCGTTTAGGCAAGGTAACTGCCAGCGGTGTAGCCGATGTATTAGCCAAAACAAAAACAGGCGTATCGGCTTCTAGAGCCAATTATTTAATCAAGTTGGCTATTCAGCGAGTAACTGGCGAAATTGAAGAAGGATTTACAAATGATGCGATGCAATGGGGCAAAGACCATGAAGATCAAGCTAGAGTTGCTTATGAAGTTGCTTCAGGCAATTTCGTTGACCAGGTTGGGTTTGTTGAGCATCCTAGCATCAGTTGGTTTGGTTGTTCTCCTGACGGCCTTGTTAATAGTGATGGTTTGGTGGAAATAAAATGCCCAAATTCAGCAACTCATTGGTCTTATATAAGACAGGATGGGCCACCTAGCAAATATTACATTCAGATGCAAGCGCAGATGGCTTGTACAGGCAGAGATTGGTGTGACTTTGTGTCTTACGATCCTAGAATGCCAGAACGCAGCCAGTTATTTATTAAGCGAGTAATGCGAGAAGATGCTTATATCGCTGAAATGGAATCAGAAGTTAAAAAGTTTTTGGATGAAGTGGCAGTAGAAGTTCAACTTATGCGAGGTAATTAAAAATGGCAATTAAATATTATGTAAAAGCGGCAGTTTCTGAATATACCGATAAAGATGGCGCAAATAAAAAGCGTTATCAAACTATTGGAATTGTTACTGAAACTAAAAAAGGCGATTTGATGATGAAATTAGAAATGATTCCATTTTTAGGTTTAAAAGATGGCACTTTATGGGCCTATTTGAATGTGCCTGAAGATAAACCTACAAGCCCTTCCTTGCAACAGATTGATGAAGATATTCCTTTTTAATATGACTAGAGAACAAATGGCTTTTCAATTATTGCGATTGATGATTTCCCATGATTGGAAATTTGATGTAACTGAAAAAGACTGGGACACCCAAGCTGTAGAAAGGGCATTCCGTATTGCTGATTTATTTATTAAAGAAAGCGAGATTACAAATGTCTAATGAACATATTTGGACTGCATCAGGAACTGACATTACAATTCGGTGGAAAATGGCAGGATGGATTGCTCCATCAGAAATTCAAGGTTATAGAGATAAATGGCGATATTATCAAAATTTACCTTTGCGACAACTTGATGATGCTGCAAAAGAGCAATATGAACAAGTTTTAAGAAAAGCAAAGGTTTTGCGAATTAAATGATTACTCAATCTGAACTTAAAGAACTTTTACAATACAAGGATGGCAACTTGTATTGGAAAGTCAGCAGAAAAAATCGCATAAAAATTGGTGATAAAGCTGGTTCTTTGCATCCTACTGGTTATAAACAAATTGGAATAAATGGAAAATATTACAAATTTCATAGAATAATTTTTTTATATCATCATGGATATTTGCCAAAATTTATTGACCATATAGACAATAATCCTTTAAATAATCTAATTGAAAATTTAAGGTCAGCAACACATGGTCAAAATCAGCAAAATTGTCCATTACAAAAAAACAACAAATCAGGAATTAAAGGTGTTTGTTGGGACAAAAAAATGCAAAGATGGCGAGTTACTGTAAGTAAAAAATATTTTGGATGTTATTTTGACAAAGAAGTTGCTAGATTTGTTGTTGAAACAATGAGGCATAAATATCATAAGGAGTTTGCTAATCATGGCAACTAAAAAGAAATTAACAGTAGTTGTGCCAGCTATTAAAGAAAAGTCAGGCAAAGTTATTGTCGCTAAATCTAAAGCATATAGCCATGATGAACTAAAAAAAATGGCTGGTAAAGAAGCTAAACACGCCAAACATGAGTTTGAGCTTTCTAATGGCCGTATTGTTACTCGAAAAGTAGCGGCCAAAGTAGCTGAAAAAGCTGGCGAAGTTCCTAAATCAGTCGGTAAAAAACTACACAGCCATGACCTAAGAAGGGCAGAAGGCATTAAAAAGAAAGTGATGAAATGACAGAAGAAAAGATTCCTTTTGGCGGAACCATAAAAGTGCCTTCAGATGCTTGTGAAGAAGCTTTCTTTGCCCTATATCCTGACTTTTTTTATGAAGGTTCTACAGCGTTAAATCTTTGGATTCAATCTTGGCAAGCCGCTTTGGACCATGTAGAAAACAAAAAGCCTGTAATTCAGCTTATATGAGAAAGAAAAAAATTCGAGTTACCTACGAATCTAGGTACAAAGAATTACTTAAAGATTATCAAAATGTATTAGATAAAATGGGCAAACAAACTGTCAGAATTATTAAGCTTCAAAAACTAATTCGAGATGCCCATTCTATTATGATGAATCATATGGATTATAAAGAATAAGCGGCAGTTAAGCCGACCTTCAAGGATGTCAAAGTGTATAGTTTTTCGGCTTTCTTATACACATATACATTAATATGTATAGAAAATGACCAAATTGATGCCGCTATCCTTGCAATATATCCATTGCTTTATGGATTCGATTAATACGATCATCAAGACCTACAGTTCCGCCATTGATGCGCTTAGTCATGGTAGTCCAATCTTCCTGATCAGCAAGGGCATTTAGGCCCTTTTTATTCCAAAACCAGCCAGCCGACATACAAGCCCATTCAGGCTCTAATAGAAGCTCAGGATGCTCTGTAAAAGGTTGCCCTAGAGCTTGTCCACATACAGTTACATTAGAACGCCCAGTAAGCTGGAAAATGCCTCTGCCATGAAATTTAAAACCATCGCCATCTTCAGTATTCCCAAGATCTGCTCTGCCGCCATAAACCTTATTAGCTAGTTTTTCAGGATTATTCGCATATTGATTAGCCACATCCAAATTAGGAAATCTGCTGGGCCAAACAGCCATAAGTCTAGAAGCTGAGTATGAAAGTCCTTCTTCAAGGTTTTTGAAGTTATTAGATTCATGCTGTGCTTGTCCTATAAAAGCTGCTTGTCTTGTAGGAGTATCTATGCCATATTTGGCAAAAGTATCATTTAAAGGTTTAAGCCACTTTTGGTCTATGCCAAGTGCTTGTAACTGCTCATTTGTCATTTAGTTACTTCATCATATTGTTTGTAACAAGCATTAAGAGCAGTTCTTATTTTGTCTGCTCTGGCAGCTTCCCTGATAAGAAATTCTGCATCTTCGGCAAAAAGGGTTGCCCCAGTTCCACTTTGTCCATTACTGGAACTTTCGCTACGACTGGGTCTGTTCCGCAACTGCACAAGAGAATCGGCAAGCTGATTATTAATAGCATTGATTTGAGCATCTTTTTCTTTCCTTATTTTGTCGGTATCTTCTTGGCTTTGAACTTCTTTAGCGTGAACCGCATTGGCTTGTGCAATTTTATAAGCATCTAGCTTGTAAGCTTCATATTTGCCATATCCAATACCGCCCAAAGCCATTACGCCCAAGCCAATCATTATCCAGTTAGAAATTGAAAGCGGAAACATTAGACAAGTCTTGGGCTAAAAGCAAATGTTGCAGGATAGTTTGCAATCAAAGCTGAGTTGTTATGCCATTGGTCAGGAGTAATAAAAGCAGGATCAACCAATGCTCTAATGTTCCAGCCTAAGTTTAAATACAAAGTTTTGCCAAAAATAGGTTTAAAAAGCACATATTGGAACAAACCATGACCTTTAACCAATAAATGACCAGGATGTGTTTCATCGCAATGCAAATCACCTGAATAGCTCATGCCGCTAGATCCATCAAAAGTCTTTACTGCAAAGCCATAAAACGGATTGCGCCAAAGCCAATGAACTTTAGACCACCAGTTCTTTTCAGGAAATCTTTGCTCAAAAGTAGCATCGCCATCTAAGCTGTTGTCAGGAGTCTGAAACCATGACAACCATTTATAAAGTCTAGGGCCTGTTCCCCATGCTGTTCCATTATTAAGCCAACCATCTTGATTTGACTTTAAAATTGCCAAAATAAACGCCAAAGGAAATGTTAAAACTGTTCCAATTAAATCAATAACAACTAAAAAAGGATAAATAATAAAGCTCATTGAACTGGCTCCGAAGTTATAAAACGCAAAATAGCAACAACCACGCCAATGACAACAAGCAAAATACCATAGTATTTATCAGCAATGATGTTTTGCAAATTGGAAAAATTGTCATAAAGAGCACCAAAAATTACTAAAGCTAAAGAGAACCACATGGTTCTTGATTGGTGCATTCGTTTCATTTTTGATGATATAAACCAGCTATAAAACTAATAAAACCACTAATTCCTGAAACCATTGCCATTCCAACCCAAAAACCGCCTCTTGATTTATTAGCAAGCGCAACTAATTCTTCAAGCTTGGACTCCATTTTGTCCATCTTTTTATTCATTTCTTCTAATTTTTTTTCGTTATTTTCCACAGTATTCCATAACACTCCGTAACGAACTGGATCTAACTCAAAGGACATAGGTTGCTCCATTAGGTTTTCATTATGAAAGCTAGTGAATAATATAATGGAGTATAAGTTCCAACGCTTGTCATAACTCCTGACGAAGCAAATCCACCTGTGGCATTTACTGAGAAAGAATTACCAGCACCAACTACAAAACTATCTTGTAAGTTTGGAGTGCCATTCTGACCATTACAAAGCACATAACCGCTTGGTACTGTAGCTATTGATCCTGACCATACCAAAATTGCACCTGATGGCACATTAGCCAAAGCCGCAGAATAAGGTATACCAGCAATATTGTCATAGGTATAAAGCGTTACATTGGCAGATGTTGCCAATACAAACTTATAAGAAACGCCTGAAGTAAGCCAAATTTCTGTTGGCGCAATACCATTTACACCCAAAACAATAGGGTTGGCACAGGCAATAGAACCATCTGCGCTTGTATAAGTTGTTAATGGTGTAGAAGAACCAGCCTGGTATGTATAAAGTAACCCTCCAGCCAAAGGAAGATTGTCTAGCCCCAAAAATGGAGTCATGGTATTGCCAATAGGCGATAGTAATACAGTCATTATTGTTCCTTAGCTGTTGGATTACCAGATAACAAGCCCCTTAAAGCTGTTGCTGGTACATTTTTTAATCTTGACTCAAATTTAGGTATTTTTCCAAGTCGCATCATATCTGCCAACTTAGATACTGAATTATTTTTATTAAGATTAGCGATTTGTTTAGCCCCAAAAGTGCTACCTGATAATAAAGCAGCAGATAAATTGCCACTAAGCGCATGAGTTCCAACTGTACTCAAAACACCCATAACAGTATCAGGAGCAAATTTAGATAGAAGATCTAAAGTTTTTTGAGTTACGCTACCTCTAGCTACATTTTTAATTGCTTCTTGTTCTTCAGGAGTAAAAAGCCTCATACGCTTATCATTTCTTGCCAAACTATTCATTTGATTTTTTAAAGATGTAGATAAGCTTTGATTAGTAAATTGAGCATCATTTACCATATCATCAAATATTTCAGCCTTTTTTAATCTAGAATATTGAGTTCTAGCATCTTTCCATGCTTGAGCACCTTGAGGACTTCCAGCAGTTAAATGCTGATCTGGAGCATGAAGAACATAACTATCAAACTCGTCTTTTAATTTTCCAGCCAACATTCTAACTTTAGGATTTGGAGAAACTTGCTCTCCAGCAATAATTTCTCTTAATGCTTGTAGCTCTAAATAATCTTTTGGTCTAGATGTATTTTTTAATTCATCTAATGCAGCTTTAATTCCTGAGTAAGTGTTTGAATTTTCAGCATAACCAAACTGCCTTAAATCTTTACCAACTTGATCCATATGCGCTGCAAACTTATCAGGAGCAAATTGAATTCCTGATTTTTCGGCTTGACTGTAAAGATTTTTTGCAGTTGCAGCAAGTTCTTCTTGAGAAGGAGCATTTAAAGATCTTTGCTTTAATGAAACTCCAAAAGGCATACCTGCAATAGCACCAGCACCCATAGCCATATAAGGATTGTTGGTTTTTTCATAAACAGCTTGACCTGCCACAGCAGAAGGAACGGAAGCGGCTAATTGTTTATAAGGTGCAGCAGAAGCAGACTCAGCTACTCCTCTTACAAAAGGAGAAGCTGCTGTTGTTGCCAATCTTGTCATCGCAGGTAATTCGGCAGCAGTTCCACCCATTGCGCTACCAGCAGTTTGAATCATTCTTTCTGGGCCAGTTTGAGCTATAGGAAGGCCAAGTTTATTCATATACTGCTGAGTTATATCGCTTGGCATTCCTAATTTAGGAATATTGGTTCCAGCAAAACGATTAATGCCACCTGTAACAGCATTGATGCCAGTATTTAATACATCGCCAACAGGAAGCGCAACAGAACCTACAAGAGCTCCTGGAGGCCCTGCAAGAGTTCCGCCAATAGCAGCACCAGTTACAGCAGGAGTTGCTCCTCTAGTAAATAATCCAGCAGCCCTGTTTAAAGTAAGATTAGGTTTTGGTTGAAGTTCTGATTCAGGAATATTAGTGCTTCCTGGCAAAGATTCTGGATTTACAAAAAGTTTATTATTTTCAGAAAGGTCTACACCTTCTAAAACTTTATCAAGATACTTTTCTGGATCTTTGGTTTTGAATCCACCATAAGCTTTCATGGCCTTTACATAATCGCCACCATGCTCTTTATGTAGTTGGCTAATGTAATAATCCATTGCGGCCCTAGCTTCATCAGCTTTAAATGGATTAAATTCAACACCTTGTTTGTGCAACATAGCAACTGTTTCAGGCATAAATTGACCTAAACCCATAGCACCAGATTCAGGATTTACGGCATGAGGATTTCCAGAACTTTCAGTTTGAATAACATTTTCTAAAAGCTTTGCTGGAGTTCCATAGCTTTTTTTAGTATCAAATTTGTTTGATTCAGGAGGCGTATATCCAGTAACTTGAACATTTTTACCAGAACCAGGCAAAAGCGCAGGTTCAGCAGACAATGAATCTGGATCTACAAATTCTAAAGCCATTATTTGCCCCTAGTAGCAAGATTATTAAGGGCTCTTAAATCTTCTTGAGCTTTTCTATATCTTTCTGATTTTTCTCCACCAAGCTCTTTAGTAATTTGAATAAGCCCTTCTTTATCTGTACCAGCATTTCTTTTAGCATCAGCCAATCTAATGGAATCTAAATTTAAATTTGAATTCCATTGTTGTTGATATTGATTAGCGTAAATAGGATTGTTATTGCTAATGGTTTGAGATTGGTCTACTCCATGATTAAACACTTGAACACCATAAGCCAATGCTCTGTTATATCTAGAGGTATATTGAATAGCTTCTGGATTCCAAGTAGTTTTACCTGCTGTTTGAACAGCTTGCTCAATTTGTTTTTGAGTTCCGCCAGTACCGCCCATTTTTCCTGCTCCATATGCAGGATTTTGCGACAATAAATTGGTTTCATTGGTTAATACATGGCCCAAAATATCATAATTAGCTGCTGGATTTCCATAATTAAAATCAGGAATACCAACATAATTACCTTTAAGAGCATTCCATAATTGAGCACCTTGTCCAGTATCGGTAACTTGTGATAACTGAATGGCTTGATTTGCAGCAGATTCAATTTGAACTGCTTTACCAGCTTGCTCTCTTGAAGTATTAACCAAATTATTGCCAATTTCAAGATTGGTTTCAATTTGAGGAGAAAGCTTGGTAACAACAGGCCTTTGTTGATTTGCAGGTCTATTCATTTGTGCTGGTGTAACACCACTTGGCTGACCATATCCTGATTGTGCAGATCCTGGTTGAATAGGTTGAATTTGTCCTTGAGGGCCTACTAAATATTCTGTATTTGGTTCTAATCCAGAATTATCACCAGGTTGAGCAACTTGTTTAGTTCCAACAGGAATTTGACCTTGAACAAATTGATTTTGCGGCGCACCTTGATATTGTGATGTTGGAACAAATTGTGTTCCTTGACCAGTAGAAACTGGAGTAGGAGCACGATTAGCTTGTGCAAATTGCTCTGTGTTTGTACCTGCTTGTTGAACACCATTTTTAATCATTTGAATAGCTTGCACAGGATCTTTGTCTACAAGACTTACAAGATCATTGTGAGCTTTACCGCCATTTACTTCAGGAACGCCAATACTATGTAAATATTCTTTTGTTTGATCTAACTTCTTTTTAATGGCTTCTTTGTTTCCATTAACAAAATCAGGATCAGTTAAAAGACCTCCGTAAGTTCCACGAGCAATATTTGCATAATGTTGTTGTAAATCAACTCCAGCTTTTTCAGATTCTAAAACCTTTTTTTTGCTTTCTGCTTTTCCAGCTTCAATTTTAGGCTGTAATAATGCTTGTTTTTCTTGATAATCAAGCAAATTATTAAGTTGTGTCATTCCATCTTGCGGAGCATATTTATTGCCAGCAACAGGGTTTATTTGATAATTAGGTTGTTGAAATCCTTGAACGTCAAAAGCCATAATTTATTCCTTTAGGCTACTGGGCCAATAAAATTACTGCTACCTTGAATTGCAGAAGCAGGAATATTGTTTAAAGCATTTGAACCATAACCACCAGCAGTTAATTGTTGCTGCGCAGCATTAGGTTGATTAAAGAAATTACCAGCTAACTGTCCTAATGGAGTTCCTATTCCTGCATAAGTGCCACCCAAAGTATTTGCTGCGCCAGCAGTTCCTGCGCCTTGTGCATAACCTTGCTGACCATAATTTCCTGCCAATGCGCCAGCTAAAGAAGTGTTAAGGTTAGCCATTGAACCACCATAACCAGTAGTTATGTTGGATAAATTATTAGTAGCACCCAAACCCATATTAGCTACAGGCTGTAAATTGCCAAAAATGTTATTACGTTGAGTTTGATAGTTGGTAAATGCGTTTTGATAAGCGTTTTGAGCAAAATTGCCTACATTTGACTGTAAACCTTGCAAAGCATTACCGCTTAACAATCCGCCACTTGCATTAGAAACAGCATTAGTAGTTCCTGTTAATTGACCTTTTAAAAAGTCATAATTAGGAGCAAGGCCATTAAGTAAATCTTGAGTCGTAAATTGATGTGTTGCATAACCATTATTTATTAAATCGCCTAAAGCAGTAGAAGCAGCAGAGCCTGTAGCTGTATAAGGTGAATATGAGCTGCTAGCAGTATTGTAAGCATTGGTTAAGTATGGCCCAGCATTAGTAAATCCAGTATTTAATGCAGTTGCAGCATTTTGCAATCCAGCAACTTGTTGCTGTGAACCCTGTTGTTGGCCTGAAGCA